GAGGCTCATCATTTTTAAGACCTTGCTCCCATATATAACTAAACTCTAATGAACTCCAATCTCTTTCAATATCACAACAATTTGGATATCCATCTTCATCATCTAATCTTTCAATATTAATTTGATGAACTGCACAACATTTATTATTAGAACATATATAATCTTCATATTCTAATCCATCTGTCTTCCATATTTCTTCTTCAAATTTAGAGCCACATTTAGTGCATTTAGGCTCATCAAATAAATTAACTATTGTATCATTATACTCATCACCATATAGTAAATCTGAATCACCAATAGCAATAGGCTCAACTCCCATTATAAAGAAACAATCAGTATAATCAAGCATATTACAATCTTCAAATAAATCTCTATATTTCTCATCCATTTCTGCATCTACTGAAATTAATTTATCTTTAGATATTGAGTAATGAAAATAATCTTCAGAATTAGATGTTCTATCATACCAAGTGCTTAACACTAAAATAGTATCTTCATCTATGCGAACACCATTATAAAACTGACCATCACCTTCATCTGCATTACATCCTTCTGCAACCATATCACAAAAATCTTTATTAATCTCTTCTACTTTTATAATTTGTTTTTGTAACTTTTTTATTATTGACATTTTATAATCTCCTATTTATTATAATTTCGTTATTATAAATATAATATGACTTTACAATATAAGTCAACTATTATTATTAATATAATGGTAGTTATAGACGAGAAATAATTATAAATATAAATATAAATATAATTTGAGAATATAAAATAATAGATATAAATATAATTATAAATATAATAATTTAATTGAGAATCAATCTCATTTAGATATTATGTATTTCATATATGATATTGAGCCTAAGTCTCATTTAGATATGTATTAATTTTAAACTTTACAAAATAGGTAAATTTAGAGACTTTTATTTATTATGCTGTAACTAGGTATGCAAACAAAAAAAACAAGCTAAAAACAGCTATTTCAGGCTTTAAACATTAAGTTAAAAGATCTAAAACAATGTATAATTTTGTACTTTTGAACTAAAAAAAAGCCCTTAAAAAGTTAATTTTAAAGGCTTTTAATTAGTCTTATATTATTTTATTCAATTAGTTATTTAATTTAATAAATGTTTCTTTTTTAGTTGTTTTATTTACTTGTAATAATGTTTTACAAATTTTATTAGTTGGTATACTCTTAACAATTAATAAATATTTGATATAATTTAAGCCATTTAAACAACCGTTTATTTTATCAAAATATGTACCATATTTTTCATTTATTTCACTTATTTTTTTATATTTCATAATGTAATTACCTTTATTTTTATTTATGATTGAATAACAAAGCCTTCATTAATTCCATCTTGTAAGGCTTTTTTACTACCTTTAAATTTAAGTCCTACTATTGAATTAATTCCGTCATTATCTTTAAGTCTTAAATCGGTTTTATCGCCATCTATTACAATTCGATTATTATATTTTTTAGGTAGTTTTTCAAATACTACAGCAATATTTTGATTAGTATTTAAAGTATTTTTAAATGCTTTTTTATTACCATAATAAGAGTAAGTTAATTCATAATTATCAGGTGTTTTTCTATTAGTCAATTTCGTATAATCATAAAACTTATAATCACTAAATAATTCAAATATATTATTATATTCAATATCATTATGAATTACGGCTATATTCTCCCACTTTATATCACTATATGCATTTAATCTAAAAGTAGGTATAAAGCCTCTTTTTAAGCTGTAATTAATACCTTTGTTTATATCTTTAATTAATAGTTGCATAAATTCGCTTCTATTCTCAAAAAGCATTTTAGTTTTTCTTACTCTTGATTTCATAACATTTTTATATATTTGAGCAAATCCATTATAGCCAACACATACAGCCGAGCAAGTTGACTTATTTTTATTATTTTCATTTGCTTTTAATTTGTTAGCCATTGGACAAACATTATATCCACTTATATCACTATGTGCTAGGCTTAAAAAATATGTATGGTATCCTAAATCTATATTTTTATTAGCTTTGTAATTTGTTGTTGGCTTTGATAATAATTTCATTTTTTTAATTCCCTTCTATTTAGTTATATTGATTTATATATTTATTTATCTCATATTTAGAACCGTAAAAAACTTCCTTTAATTTTATTCTATAGGCATAATATTTAAATTTATCTATATAAAAAGCATTGTTTATATCTACTATAAAAAAACAATCACTCTCTATATTATGTAATATTATATAGTTTTTATTTAATTGTTTTATTTTTCTACTATTGACAAATTCAAAATTATTTAAATTATATTTTAAACCATTATTAATAGCATTTAAAATTTCATCATTTAAATTAAAGTTTTTAATTATATTATTTTTATCTAGCATTTTTTAATCCCTTCTATTTAGTTAATTTAATATTATATTTTCTACTATTAATTTAATAGTATATTTTCTACTATATACCTTAGTTTTTACTATTTCATCACATTGAGAGTCTTTTGCATCCTCTTTATATTCCCATCCTGATAATATATTATTATCATTATCTAGTACAAAAAATTTATAATCTTTATTTCTTAATACTTCTAATCCTAGTTCTCTTTTTGTTTTCATTTTTTTACCTTTCATATGGTGCAGTAGCACACATAACTAATTATGTTTACTATATATATTACAATTCTTTTTACAATATTGCAAACTATTAATGGAAAATTATTTTTTTATTTCATATGTATTACTTTACAGCATTGTAATCTCTTTATGAGAATTGATATTTAATATCTTAATGGGCTTATCTTAATGTGTTGTATATGTAAGTATTAAAAAAAAAGATGTGTTTAAATTGCACTAAATACGGCTTAAATACGGGTACTCTATACCACCTCCCATTCTAATTTACTTTGAGACTCATTCTCATTAGCTTATTGAGATTCATTCTCATCTGCTTATTGAGAACCATTCTCATTTAGAAATCTATACAACTAATATATTTAATATGCAAGGAATATTTGTTAATGATCTTGAGACTCATTCTCATTTAGGTGGGGCATGGAGGGATACGACGAGCTAGTAGTCGTCAGTTCACATTCCCCACAAAATAGTAAAATTAACTTTCAAAAAAATATTTCGTAAGAACTTTGACAATATCTTTGAAATGCTTATATTATAATATGGAAGAATTAGCCAATATTAAGAAGAACCCTGCCAAGACCCTTGCTGCCGAACTTTTGGCTCTAAATCCACACCTCACAATCGAAAAAGTGGCAAATAAAGTTGGGGTTACTGAAAGGACTGTGCATTTGTGGAAACAAGATCCAAATTTTGTTGAGGCGATCTATGATAGGTATATGTTGGAGTTTGGTGCAGAGATACCTTCTGTGTTAAATGCGATGGTTAGAGAGGCTAAAGAGGGTAATGTGCAAGCAGGGCGATTGGTGCTTGAGCATAGTGGTAAGTTAGTAAAGAATGTTAATGTTACAATAGATAGTCCGTTTGAGAAATTTTTAAAAGGTGCACAAGTAGCAGAGGTTGTTAGTGATGAGGATATAATAGATGTTGCTGCAGAAGTTGTTACTGAAGATCATGAGCTGCCACCAAGAAATACTGAGAATCAGGGTAAGAGAGCTGCTAAAGAGAAAAAGATAACGATAAAAGAAATAAAGAAAGAAGAACAAAGAGTAAAGTATAATGCCAAGCAGAAAGAATGGTATAGATGGAGAAAGAGAGCAGAGAAAGTAGGAGTGTCGCCATTAAAAAGCCGTAGACCAACACCTGCACAAAGGAAAGAGTGGCAAAATAAAATAATTCAAGCAGAATCTTCAAAGACTAGCTAATAGCCATAAAAGTTATATAGTCGCAATCCATTATAATACAGATTTCATCATAAACATCTTCAGGTATAAATATATCTTCCTCTATTATCATTTAACAACTATGTTTTTACTTTTATTAAAATTTTTAGACACATCCTTTTTAAATTTTTTCATTAATTGGTCTAGAGTACCCTCTTTTGGTGTTATAAACTCTCTTTTAGGAACTTTTTTTCTTGGAATCATAGAATTTGGAGCAGTATTATAGCCTTTGTTGTGTAAAGCCCCATAAAAGTTCATACTTATTTTAGCACCCTCTTTTAATTCCTTTACTTTTATACTATTATAAAGTTTTCCTGATGCAAATAAAGGTGGTGAGCCAAGCTGACCTCTTTTTCTTCTTATTTCTTTTGTGGTTTTGCTTAGACTAGGTTTAACCTTACCTTCAAAGATATTACTTTTAATATTATTCCCTGTTTGTATAGTATATCTTTTTAGTAAACCTTTTATTATTTTTGGCATTGTTTTAGCCAAATTTTTTGCATCATAAGTTATTTTAGCTTCTATCTGCTTCTTCATTTAGTTCCTCTGTTTCTTCTGTTTCAGGTGCTTCTTCTGTAATATTACCTTCCATAGCTGCATAATGTGGGTCTTCCATAGCTTCTTTATTTTTTTCTATGACTTTTTCGGCTTCTTTTCTTGTTAAATCACCATTATAAGACATTAGAAGGTCTACTTCATCAATCATGTGGTGTTTTATGCGATGTTCATCTAACAATATTTGATCTTGAACAGTTTTTGGATATTCAGGCTCATTAAAATCTAATTTCAATTTATCAGGAAGGTTTATATTGTTATAAGCAGCAATTTCTCTCTCAATATAATATAATTCATGCTCATACATCCTCCAAAGCTCGATATCGTCTTGATAATCTTCAAATCTCTCTAAATCTTTGATTTTCAAAGCGATGCCCGAGGGAGTTTCGCCACCATCTTGTGCAAATTGCACATATAAGTGATTATTTTGAGCAACTAAGTCTAATTGGAACTTAATATTTTCAATTACAGCATTAATATCACCTGCAGGAGAAGCAATGTCATAAGTCGCACCTTCAGGAAGGTCTAATATTTGGTCAGATCCTGCTCTTTCTATCCTTTTATCACTATCAACCCCTGTCATATAAGGTTGCCCAAACATTTGAAACCTTAACCCTAATTGCATCTCTGTCATTGCTATATTAACTTGCTCATTACAGTCTACAATATCATTTGCCCCATCGACAAAAAATTCGTCCACTTGTTCTTCTCTGTGGGTAAATAAGAAGGGTAAAACACCATATCCATGCTCATATTCTTCAATTATGTTACCATCTGAGTCATAATGTGCATAAATTGACTCATCCCAATAAGCCCATTCCATTTTTTGGTTATATAATATGTCTTCAGGCAACATTAAAAGTGGATACATGATTGCAGCAGGTGTAAATGGGTCTTTTAAATGCACATCAAAATAATAAACAGGTCTATAATCAAAATAAGGCATACCATTATGCTCTTTATAGATAACTTGTGTTGCAACTGTACCTACAAGTCTAGTCATCCTTTCAACATGCTTCATTCTTGCATTTTTCTTTATTGTTAGCTTGTCATACTCATTATTTACATTCCTATTTGCCCCTACAGTATAAATTCTGCTCATTTTATTGATAAATCGCCTTGTAAAATTTGCATTATAACAAGGGATTTCTTGAAAAGAGGCAGAATTAAAATATTGCTCTATATATTGGTTTGTATAATTACCTCCATAATAATCTAGCATTTTCCTAACCCAATCTCGCCTTCCTTTTTGTATTCTTAGCTTATGGTCTGCTATAGACTCTTTAATTAACTTCTCTACTGTTGTTTTTTCTTTAAATGTACTATTTATCATCTTGTCCTCACTTTAAATTCTCTGTTTTTAATTGGGAATTGGTTTATAAAGAAATATCTTATCATATCGCATCCATGATCATGATAACC